CGGCGCCCTGACCCTCCAAGAGTCCTCCTAATACTATGCGAGCTCCGGAGGCCATCGCTGTCCAATTCAAGGGAACGGCCGGGGACTGGACCGCCAAGGTGATTGCTATTGGCTCGCCGTCCCATGTGGAGGCCGCGGCCAGTGAGGCGGCGCTTTCAATCAAGAGCGGATCCGGGATTGCTTGCACTTATTCAGGTGCTGATTTTGCAGCCGCCGGCCTGGCGGATGCGAATAAAATTCTAGAGGACCGCCGGGCAGCCAAGGCTGCCGCGCCCGCCGCTATTGATGGCAGAATCTCCGCCGCCACCCAGGCAGCGGAAGCCAAGGCCGCGGAACTCGCAACGGCAGAGGCCAAGGCCACCGCAATCGTTGCGGCCGCTCAGGCAGCGGTTGACAAAGCAGAGGCCGCGGTGAATGCGGCCAAGGCCAGCAAACCGGCCGCCCCGGCGAAAAAGGCCGCCCCGGCAAAGAAGGCCGCGAAAAAAGCCGGCAAGCGTAAGAGGTGAAACCCGGCATACTCGCCGGCCTTGCTCGCTGTCTCGCTCGTACGGGCTCCGATGTCCTTGGAAGTGATTCCCTTCACATCGACGGCGGAGGCGGCGTAGAGGCCGTCAGAGGCGACATTACGAGGGGAGAGGACTACCCGGACGATGTGGCAGAGCCGGAGAGTTCTTTTCAGTTAGTGGTGACCACCGAGGAATTCCTTTCGGAATATTCAAACCCGGCCCTTTCCTACGTGAACAAACTGGCCAATTTTGCCGGCGAGGATTTCCGGATTGCGGGGATTACGGAGAACGCCGGCTTCCATACGATTTCCCTCCGGGACGACCAGCAGGGGATATGAAGCTGGAATTTGAGGAAAACCCTGGGATTACCATGGAGCGCCTCGCAAAGGAATTCAAAGAGGACGCAAGCCAGGCCACCGCCCGGCTGGCGGTTCGATTCGGTAAAGACCTTGCCAACAAGACTCAACCCTGGGGCCTTACGACCAAGGCCAAGAAGACAATCGAGAAGAGTATGGAACGCTCTGCCCGCCGGGTTTGCTACGTCGTCCCCCCGAAACGGCCGGAGCTTTTGAGGAGAATCAAACAAGGCGGCCGCGGCGCCAGACTGAAATCAAGGAAACTTGGATGGAACGAAGTCCAGCCAGGCCAGTTCAAATCTGACCCTAGCGAAATCAATCGCCACATCGATAAAGTCCGAAGGGGAAAGGCCAACCCGCCCCCCAATCTTCCCTGGTCTTCTATGATTGTGGTGAGTAATGCCGCTTTCAACCGGGCCATGACGGCCCGCCGCAAGCGGGTGGGGATTCACAAGGGCGGGTGGTTAGGCGCCGGAGTGGCCGCCGGGCGGCTGCAATCCGGGCCAGACCGCGCCAACATTGGGAAGAACGTCGCATCCTGGGCCCAGAAACATATGAGAATGGGAGCGGCACGGTGGGACGCGGACCGCCGATATGTTTTCCTGACAAATTACGGCGTAAATATTGAAGGGCTATTAACCCTTGCCGGCCAGGTCCAGGCCTTTGATGATGCTCAGGAGACAACCCTGGCATGGTATAAAAAGGCCATTAAACGGCGAGAAAGGGAACAACGATGAACGAGCAACTTTGCAGCGAACTTTTGGCAACGGACCTGGGCGACATTTCCGGCCTGACATTCCACGCCGCCGGCGCCTCAGAAACCGCGGAGAAACCCTACGGAGTCGTTAGATTCTCAGACTTCACAGAGCATCCCGTGCTTCTGGGGAACTATGACGGGACCGCATCCGTAACCCTCCGAACTCTTCCGGAAGAAACTACCCAGGGGGCGGTGGATTCCTGGGCCCATGAAATCCTGGGCCGGCTCGCCGGAACGGATTCAATGGATATCGCCCTGGCAGACAACTATTCCGCAGCCCAGTGTTGGGATCCCAGGACAACCTCCAGCAGTATTTCCGATGGAGTCCGGGTGACGACTATTAGCGCCACGGTTTCCCTTGTTCAATTATCTTGATTTCTTGATTGTATTCCGTATCTATTAGGGATGGCACAGACGACTTATGGCGACGGCGGATTCAGAGGCCTGGCTGATGAGGAAACCGATTTGGGTATTTTCATTGCATCCGCTACCCTTGCTACTAGCGAGGACATCGTGGAAGTTCTGGACCATCAGGGCGAAGTGAATGGAGTTTCGAGCGGCAATGAGACTGCCACTTTTTCCGCAAATGGCGTGACGGTTACGGCCGCCACTCTCGGCGTGACCATCGGGAGCGCCATGGGCGTGATTGCTAATACTGCCATGAAAGGCATCACAGGCGTTTCTGATTTTCTTGTCCACTCCGCCACCTTGGAACGGACGAATCAAGGATGGGAAACCGGCTCATTTGAGGCCCGCGGATACATCAATCTGACGCTGTAAACTCAACCCGGCGGGCCAGCCTGAATCCGGCGCCCCATGGAAAGATTCGCCAAGACCCTAACCGTCCAGGATATTAGCCTGGCGGCCGCGCTAGTGGCCTATGATGTCCCCCCCGATCCGCGGGGTTTCGAGGACCATTTCGATGTGGACGGCCGGCGGTTTTTCAACTGGCATTTCCTGGATAGGACTACGGAATCAGGGGAGCGAACGGTGGATTTGATAGCGGCCTGGGCGGATCCAGACGCATTCAATGCCAAACATCCGCGCCATCCCTGGTCCTACATCATGATCATGCTGAAGAACCGGGCCCATTTGCGGGAGAGGTGCAGCAAGAACGCCCCGAAATACATCATTCAGCGGGGGAAATCTAAGGCGGTAATTGATCCGGCGAGCCAGCGGTCCACCCAGGAAACGATCCTGGCAAAAATAGGAATATGACAACCAGAGAAACAGTCCAAAATAGTTATTGGAGAGGAGGAGAAATCGAGGGCATCACATTTCACCCGCTGAATTTGGAGCGCCAGAGCCTGCTCCAGGCGGTATGGGCCAAGCTGGAGGCCGCCGAGGAGTCACCCACCGCAGCAGACCAGACCCTTGTTGCCATGGCCATCTATCAGATGAGCAATGAAGAGGCCCCTACCGTCGATCCGGATTTCGAGTTCTTGCGGGTCCGGGCTACCGAGAGGGGACTGGGGGAGCTTTCCCTGGCGGCCGGCGAGGAATTCACGGCCGGCTTCCAACTGGACCTGGCGGCAATGACCGCCTCCGCCACCAAGCTAGCAGGAGATGACGGGTGACGGTAGGGGGCGAAATCCGGTTCCCATTCCGGGCCCGATGGATTGCGGCCGGCCTGGCCGCCGGGCTCTCCCTCTCGGATATCCGGGAGATGCACTTTTGTCTCCTGGTCCAGATAGTGGGATGCTCGGCGATATCGAACGGCGCCAAGCTGGAATGGGCCCACCTGCTCCAAGAGGAGCGGGAGACTTTACGAAATGCCTTAGATAGGTTAAACACTGCGCCATGCCTTCCTCTGGATTCAAAATTAAGGTCGGATTGGATAGTACCGCCGCCGAGCGAGGGCTGGCCAATATCGGCCGAAGCGCCAAACGGCTGAACCGCTCCATGGGGCGCCTGGCCGGCAAGGGCCTGAAGCTCGCCACCGGGATAGGCGCGGCCACCGCGGCCATGGGGGTATTCGCCGGGATTAAGTTTATCAAGGATTCCAGCCGGGCGGCCGCGGATTTTGAGAAGATGGCGCTCGGGTTTACTTCCATCATGGGAAGCGCCGATGCGGCCGCCAAGCGATTGAAGGACATTCAGGAATTCTCCATCAAAACGCCTTTCGAGCCGGGCGAATTGATGCGGGCCAGTAAAGTTCTCCAGGCGTTGGCCGGCGATACGGCGGCGATTGGGGAAGGTCTCACCATGGTGGCGGATGCCTCCGCCTCGACGGGGGAGGATTTGGAGATGGTCGCCACAAATGTTGGACTGCTATTCCAGGCGCTAACTAAGGGAGGAGAACTAGGGGAGGCGTCTAATCAACTGATGAAACTAGGCATCCTGAGCGCAGACGTTAAGGGGGAAATGAAGTCTCTATTCGATGCCGCCAAGAAAGGGGAAAAGGGCTGGCTGGATTCCGCGGAGGCCCTTGAAATGATTCAGCGGGGCCTGAGTCGGAGCAAGGGGGCAATGGAAGATTTCTCCCAGTCCGTTGTGGGCAAAGTCTCCACCATGAAGGGGCATTTTGAAATGCTCCAGATTGCTTTCGGGGAGGGAATAAACAAGGGCCTTGTCTTTGGAATTGACGCGATGAACAGGAAAATTCCGGAGATGATAGAGGGCGCCAAGAAACTAGGGGACGCTATCGGCTTAGGGATTGGCCAGGCAATTCAGGGGAATACAAAACTCCTGGAATTGCAGGTTACTTTCCTTTTCCAGAAGCTGGCTGAGATTGGCGCTGGCGTTTTCACCCAAGCCATAGGGACTTTCATGGGCGGCATTCTCCCCAAAATAATGCAGGAAAAGACGCGGTGGTTTTACGAGGATACCACGCTGGGGAAATTCATGGGGGGCCTTCAGCCGGGAGTTAGGAACGCGACGATGGGAATCTGGAAAGGAATGGAGCAACCCATGGCGGATTTGTTCGACTTTGGAGACTTCCAAAAGATGTGGGCCGGGGAATTCGGGTCTGGCGATAAATTGGACGAGGTTATTGCGGAATTGAAGGGGATAAGGAACGAGAGATTGAAAGACGCCCCCGGCTGGCTGAAGGCCTGGGGAGGGCCAATGATTGAGGACAAGTGGTTAGACCTGAAATACCAATAGACCATGGCATACACGAGATATGGACCGCCTGAGGCGGGGGACTGGGTTCCCCAGCCCGATTTCGCGGCGCAACAGGACAAGGAGGGCGGCTGGACTGCCACTCAATCCTTCACCATCGCCCGGGATACTCTCGACCTGGAGACATTCCAGGACGATTTCCGCATTAATCGCCCCATCGAAGACCTTTATCCGGAGATAGAGGGATTCTGGCGCTTCCTGGGGCTGGCTTCCATTCCCCGGGTGAAGCATATCGCGGGAGATTACACGGTGATTTCTGTGAAGTTTGCGGGATATACCGGGCCCAGCGGACAGGGGACCGATCCGGATGAGGAGGATGTCCCGGAGCCGGTTCCCACCTATACCCTCCGTGGCGGAGTCACAGAGCGAAGCATCCTACTCCATCCGGCTGTGCTCGCCGTCTCAGCGGCCTCCGATGATGATCTAGGAATCCTTTCATCCCTCCTGAATGGCGTATATGAATGGTCTGATCCGCTGGGTGGCGGGGCGATGGTTTGCTCCAAGTACATAGACGAGCAATCCCACGTTACCTGGCGGCCGCTCCCCACCCAACCATCCGCCGGGGATGCCGAGACATTTGCCCGCCTCATCTCCAAGGGCTACCATACCTACAAATTCCCCACCTTCACCTGGGAAAAGACCTGGGATTCCACCGTGCCGCTCAAACCCGCCGAGGTGAATAACCTGGGATACATCGACATCCCAGACGGGGATCCGCCGGCGATAGATGGAGACCGCGACTGGATGCTGGTGAACGCCACCCAGGAGCAGGAAGGCCTCAAATTCAGGCACACCAAGGAATGGGAATTGTCGGACCGCGGCGGATGGTCTGCCGATATCTACCTGGAACTTCCCTGATTAGATGCCGCTCAAATCAGAACAGCCTATCCGCCCGCCGGGAGTAGTTCTAGGGGATAGGGCCCTGGAGAGCTTCTCTAAGGATGTGCGCTCCGCGGTTCTGGGCCTACGGGACCGGGGCTCGCAAGAGGAGGGCCCGCGGTATCACGCCGGCCCCTATTGCCCGCTGACTCCGATGTATCTCCGGAAGGAGTCCGGGCAATGGAAGGTCCAGTGGCGGCCGGGATACCTCTACGAACTCTACCCAGTCAGTCCGGGGACCGGGCCCATTACGGAGCATGAAATTTACATAGGCGCCACCGCTCTCTCTGCCTCCACGGCGCCGGATTTGGATATTGACCTGGGGGATTTCATTTACCTTCACTTTGAGACTGACGGCCAGGGGGAAATCAAGGAGTTATCCGCCGGCATATCGGCCGAAATCGTCGCGCTGGGATCCGCCCAGGCCTCCACCTTCAACGTCCTTCCGGACGGGAACGATTCTGGCGCTACAGATGGAGATTACTACGTTCTTCTCGGCCAAGTGGAGACGGTGGATGGCCTGGCTTCCATCTCCCGTGCCGGCTGGCGGGGGAATTTCTGGTGGAAAGCGGGCTGGAATGCCTTGGAGAATGTCGGATCCGGGGAGAAAATCTATAAGGATTACTACGCCCCCACAGATAAGAAGCGCCTCCGCTCTCTGATAGAGAGGGCCAGTGACCACCAGATCAATATTTCCCAGGTGGGAACTGACGAAATCCGGATCGAGGGGAACGGGAATGATGTCACGATAGAGTTTTCTGATGGCTACAGTGTGAAGGGAACTCTGGTCTTTAAGGATGGCCTTTTGACCAGTCCCACCACTAATACAACCATCACCCTCTGATTAGTTCAGACTTGTAAGAATTCACTAAAGCGGTTAAGTCTAAACCATGTCCACGCTGTCAGATGTCCAGGCGAATTACGGAGTCTTTGGAGACGCTACGCCGATTTCCCTCGCGGGCACGAACAAGCGCCGCATCGGAAGGACCCAGCAAAGAGTCTCCTATGCCGGCGCGGACATCCTATACCGGGTGGAACTGACCGCGACCGCCTCCGGCGATGTCGCGACCTTGAACGGCACCACAGGCGCCGTCACCCAGGACACGGGAACACCATGGGTCACGCGATGGACATCGGAAATCGCGGACCTTGCAGCGAAGGACTATGAAGGCGTTGACATCCCGGCCATAACCACTGGAGACGTTTACGGATTTCTAGTGGAGGTGGGCGCAGCGAACGATAAATACATCGCTCTGGCGTCTAGTGCGAATTTCGCCCCGGACATCCCCCAGATGCAGCCGGGCTTCACCACCCTCTTCCTGGCCCCTCCTGGGGGCTTCTCTGGCACGCCAGCGAATTTGGAATTCACCTGGGAGGCCCATGCCTCCGCCGTTGGCGACACCGTCACAGTCACATATTGCGCTAAATCAGCTTAAACCATGGCCACCGCTCCCCTCACTGTAAACATAACCGCTGATGTGGCGGATACCGTCATTGACGGCATCCGGCCCGGCCAGGAATTCTCTGTATGGATTCCCACCGGGGGCACCATGGGCGGCGCCACCATCACAATCAGCGGGGATTCCGACTCCGCCTCCACCACCGCGGCCCTGCCAGGCGGAACCATCACGGCGGCGGATACCCAGAAGGTTTTCACGAATCCCTCCTCTGAGGGACGGTGCTGGTATAAAGTGACCGGCTCGACCGCCCCGGATTTCTACATCACCATCACGGGCCTGGTCTCACGCCGCGCCACATAGGCCATGTCAGAATTCGCCGGCCGCATATCGAGGCCGCGCCCAGAGCGGGCGGGCGTTTGCAATGCCACCCGGCTGGCCACCCGCCTCCCGAACGGCCTCCCGCCGGCCGCGGAGAATGAATATTCGCTCTCGTTCAATGGCGTCGATCAGTACGTTGACACGGGCCTCATTCCCGACTTCATCAACACGAATGCCACGATGTCCTACTGGGTGAAGATGGACGACTTTGCGGATAATCAGATAATGGGGTGCCACAACAACAAACGATTCTATTGTGGGTTTTCATACCAACGAGCAGGCATGGGAGTGCAGGACACGAACAATCTCGGGGGGAGTGGGGCAGACTTGTCGAGTTTCATCACGGTTGGCAAATGGCATCACATCGCGATGGTCGCTAACGGGGGAACTGCGACCTATTACTTGGATGGGATTGCTAGAGACACGATGTCCTATACACAAGCCTCTGCAACCAACCCTGATACAAACTTCCTTATAGGAGCAGTTTCCTCTGCCGCAGCAAATTTTTATTTCATGGCGGGAGACGTAGATGAAGTCTCCGTCTGGGACGTAGCCCTGTCCGCCGAGGCCGTGGCCGCCGTCTACAATTCCGGCCGGCCCATCGATCTGAACTATGGCCGCGGGGACTACGCCAACTCCTCGGACCTGGTGAGTTGGTGGCGAATGGGAGACATCAATCTGGGCGGGGGAGATACCGTGCCCGATGCGGCGGGATCCAATGACGGGACGCTGGAGAACGAGCCGGCCTATACCGTGGACAACCCGCCGAACTATAGCAACTGGGCCTTGGGATTCGATGGGGTGGACCAATACGGAGCATCCGCCGGCGACGCTACCTTGGCAAGCAAGTCTTATTCCTTCTTGGCGAAGTCCGACGAGACGGGAGCGAATGGGGTCTTCGACCACGGACACGCTAGTAAAGGAGCGTTTTCTTTCAACTATGGGGGTTCTGGATTGCCCATCATGTATAGTGGTTCAACCTACTGGGTCAAGTGGGACGACAACGCGGCACAGGACGACGATGCGTTCCACCACCACGTTGTTTATGTGGAGCACGATACGCTTCTGAATAGCAAGTGGTATGTCGATGGGGTGCTTCAGGACATCAACTCCAGCAATGTTTCTGGTTCCGCTTCTGCCTACGACACAGCACTCCGTATCGGGAGAGCAGCTTCTGTGTATTACGAAGGCTCCCTTGACGAGTTTGCTGTGTTCGATGGTGAACTGACGAACGCACAGGTGAATGAAATCTACCGGGCCGGGAAACCTGGCACCCTGGACGGGATGAGCCCGGAGCACTGGTTCCGGATGGGCGAGGACAATGCGGGAGAGGGCTACACGGTAACGGACATGGGATCTGAGTCGGACGATTTGACCCTATACAATACGCCTACCTTTGAGCGAAGCGTGCCGGCGGCGGATGCCTCTTGGAATAACCGGAGCATCGAATTCGATGGCGTCGATCAGTACGTTGACCTCGGCACCAGTAGCACGCTCAACCCGGCGAACATCACGATTGCGATGTGGGTAAAGCCTGACGCCCTGACTGACTGGGATTACCTGTTCACGAGAGGGCAAGCGGATTACAATGAGGCCTACCGATTTGAGCTAGGCGCCACCAATCTGTTCTGCAATTTTGGGAACGGGGCCAGCAACGATAGCATTTCCAAGGCTCATGGGATGTCCAATGGAACCTGGTATCACGTTGCGTTGACCTATGACGGCGCCACCGCCACGCTATTTGTGGACGGCGCCAGCATCGGAACGGAAAGCGTTTCCATTGTGATGGAACAGGCCAGCCGGACCACAACCATAGGCGAACCACTGACCGGGGCGGGCGATTACTTCGATGGCCAGATTGATTCCGTTGGCTTGTGGAGCCGGGCCCTGACGGCCGGCCAGATTCTGGAAATCTACAATGGCGGAATCCCCTTCGACTTGTCCGGCCATCTCCCGGTGGCGTGGTACCGGATGGGGGATCTTGATAATCCCGGCGGGACAACCATCCGGGATTTTGGGATTAACCTGGCGCCGCCCAGCGAGCGAATTACCAATGGTGACTTTGCTACAGATTCCGATTGGACAGTACAGGCCGGGTGGAGCATTGGCGATGGTGTAGCTACCTCTGATGGGACTGAGACCGGAACGCCGCGCTATCTCATCCAAGACGCCGGCCTGAGCGTTGATGGTCTTGTTTATGAGGTTACTTATACTGTCAGTAATTACAGTGCAGGGATTGTGAGGGCTTATGTAGGCGGGGCGAGCGCAGGAGCGCAGGTAAACGCAAATGGCACTTACACCGAGCAGATCCCCTTGCTAAGTGGACCTAACTTTTACATTCAAGGAAGTTCGTTTGCAGGGAGCATTGACAATATTTCCGTCAAACAAGTCCTATATGGCAATCCCGGCGGCCTTCAAAACTCCCCCACCTGGACAACTGACACCCCATGAACACAAATATTTACGTAATCGTGCCGGCCGCGGATGTGGCGGCAATAGACTACTCTGAGATCCTGGAAACCTCTGAGGAAACTCTGAGATGGAACCTGGCCGAGACCGCGGTGGTGGTCAATTTCTACGCCGGGCCTACTCCGGCCTTCCTCGACGGCCTCACTCAATACACGCACTCCGAGATCCTCGAAATCATGGCCAGCGCGGATTGGAGCGATCCGAACAACGGTCCTGAATGAGACGGCGAATCAGAGAAGTCCACTTCTGGCTTCTAGTCGCCGGCTTGTGGGTGGCGTTTCTCATCTTGTCCCTCCTTGTCCGTTAGTCTTGCCAACTGGCGCCGGATTAGTTAAGAATGCTGCATGAAATACTCCCGTTTCCTTTTGGTGTTGGCGGCCTTTGCCTTGGCCGGGTGCTCTGAATTCCCGGGCGCTCTCACCATCAAAGCCAATCCTTCCGGCTCCGTTACCATTGGAGCCACCATTACCCCCGAGAAATAATGCCAGATCCAGTACCCACTACGCCACCCGCCGGCGCTGATATGAAAACTCTCCTGATCTGGGTCGCCGCCAGGTGGGGAGGCGGCGCCGTGTTTGGCGTCATTGCCATCTTCGGCCTGGGGATTGTCTACAAGGATATGAGGGCAGACCGGGAGGCGGACATGGCCTACCGGGCCCAGGAGACAGAAATAAACGTGACCACCGCGGAAATCCTCACCCGGATGGAGGCCCGGCTGGCAGACATCGAAGACAGATTTGAGCCCTAGCGGGATCGAAAGCAGCAACCATAGCAGGGCCGTCCAGGGGAAACTCTGGGCGGCTTGCTTTTGGGGCCAAGGCCTGGGAAGGGATCTCCGGAAAAATAAAAATCTTCTGGAGATAGATTCAAGGGGCGCCTTTTGGGTTGACGCAATTACGAGGCCCCTGTAGCCTCTCCGGCGCTATGAATGACAAACGGCCTTGGATAGGCTTTAATGAGGCGGCGGAACTCTGCGGGGTATGTGTGCAGACAATCCGAAATCATGAAAAGAGAGGGGCTTTTCGGTCCCGGTGGTTTTCCCAACTAGGCCTCCGCGGCGGGCGCCTGATAGAGAGAAAATCTCTATTGGAGTGGGCGAAAGCGAGAAAGCGCCCAGGCCGAACACCACAAGAAGCGGTGGAAGCGGAGGAGGCCCGGGTGGGATTTGGGTCTGATGTCGCAATAGAAATGGAAGAAACGGACCTGGCAGAGACAACGGATTGGCCATATCTGCCCCGGATTTTAATGGTTCTTGAATGTATTCTCTACACCCTTGAACGGGTCCACGAATGGCAGAAGCGAGACATCATGGAGAAACTGGAGGGCAAGGGAGGCCTATGAAAAGCCAGAATGCTTTAATCCTACAGGCCCTACAGCGGCGCCCCGGCGCCTGGGTAGGGCTGCCCACATTGGCCAAGGCCAGCGGATCCCTGAGCCCAGCAACCCGGATTTCAAATCTGAGGGAGGCCGGCTACCGGATAGAGAATAAGCAGGAGAGGACCAGGCGGCAATGCGGGTGGGTGGTGCTCTCGTCCTATAGACTACTGGAGGAGGAATCCTGATGCCCGCCAAGAAAAGAGGGCGCGGCCGGCCACTTGCCAAGGACAAGCGCCAGCCTCTCCCCTTCCGATTGAAGGGAAGCCTGATAGAGAAATGCCGGCGCAAAGGCCGGGAATGGTTGGAACGCTTAGTAAAGGAGGCCAAATGAGAGATTCATACGACCATCAGAGACGGTCACTGGGCCCACTATTCGAGGACAGGGCCACCGAGGTGGCCATTGCCCGGGTGGAGGAGGCGAACACGCCTTCCCCATTGGATGTCGCGGAAGCGGACGCTATCAAGACCCTTGCCGGCCTGCCTGAATATGTGACATCAGACATGATACTTCCAGACCTAGCGGTCTACGGCTTTACGGATAACCGCGCCATGGGGCCGCTGATGCGGCGCCTGATCAGCGGAGGCCACATCACTGGCACCGAGAGTTTCCGCTTAACCAAACGCATAGGCTCAAACCGGATGCCGCGGCCGGTCTACCGGAACGAAAAATGGCAAGGATTCTAATTGGATTGGAGTTGACATTTAATGAGACTAAAGGATACTGGGGGGGCTATGAAAAAAGAAAATATGCGGCGCTTGATTGCCCGCGTCCGAACGAAGGAAATCATCCGGCGCCAAGCTATTATCCGGCCCTGGCAAACCATGTTTGACGGGGTATGCCCGGTTGAATACGGCCTGGGCTCCGCCCGCATACCGCCTCTGGATGCCATCAGGAGGCGCGTGAGGGCCTTGGAGCACTGGATTGATACCGAACTGCCACCGGCCGATGATTGAGCGCCAGATATTCACCCTGATATGCCAGGAATGCGGCCGGATCGTTCCGCCGGATCGTCCCATCTGGGGCCAGGAATATCCCAATCAACCTGGCTCGCCCGCGGTCCCGTTCTGCAATGAGGCCCACAGGACGCGATACATCCGAGATTTCCAGACTGAAACAGAGAAATTTCTGAAATCTTTGGGAGGGTAATCCTCCCGGCTGGCGCCGTTTTGGGTTTCGGCGCCGGCCATCACTTACCTGACACCATGGACTTGATACCTATAGTGATGATTCAACTGCTGATGCTGGGCGCCATGATGGTTCTCATGACCGCCAGATGGTAGAGGATGGGGTAAAGGTGCTCCGCCATTACTTCGCGGAACTGGAGGCCGGCCAGAGCATCCTGGCGGAACTCTCCCGGCGCCTGGAATTGCCAGGCAGCCTGGAGATTCCCTGGCCGCCGTTGGACTTGCTTCCCCTGATCCGGGCGAACCTTCGGAATGTGGATAAGCTGCGGGCAACCTGTCAACAAGCGGTGGACAAGAACGAACAAGAGCGAGCAACTCCGGACTATTGAACCTATGCCCAGGATGTTCCCATAATATTGACACGCTATTCCCAGACGCAACGGGTTGAGGCTAAGGCGATTAACTGCTAAAAAGGCCACTTGTTGGCCCCATTAAGATTAAGAAGACCTTTGAAAATTAATCCAATCTTATCAGGAGCGGCCGATTCCTTGGCGCCTCCGGACACTAGGCCGATATACGAATGGGCGGCCGAGAACGTCCAGCTGGTGGGCGGAAAAGGGGCGTTTTTTGATCCTGACGCGGTTCCTAGCCAGCGCTTCGCCTTTGACTGGATAGGGAATCCGGACATCCGCAACATCACACTGGTCTGGCCAACCGGGTTTGGGAAAAGCGTATTTTTTGAGGCCTGGATCGCTCACACGGTGGCAGAGAATCCCTCAGATGCCCAGTTCTCGCATCAGACAGACCGCCCAGCGGCCCAGTGGGTTGAGAAGCGAGTGGTGCCAACCCTGGAGGCGTGCCCGGCCACCGCGCCCATCATGCGGACAACCCACCGGCATAAGAAGCGGAAGCTGGAGCTGTCCCTGGCGAACGGGTGCACGCTGTATTTCGGAGGGGCCAATATGCGGAACCTACAGGATAAAAGTCTGCCCATTGTGGGGGGCCAGGAAGTATGGGACTGGCCAGCGAACGGCGCCATTTCGGAGGCCAAGGCCCGGACCCACGACAGATTTGACGAAAAAATGGTCTGGTGCGGCCAGGGAGGAGTGGAGGGGAGCGAGTTCGAGGGGGAATACCTGGGCGGTGCGCTCTATACCACCGGGTTTGATTGCCCCTGGTGCAAGGAACAGGCGCCCTATATGCCCCAGAGCGGGGATCCGGCCGCGGATTTCGAGGCGGTCATGACTTGGGACGCTGATCTGGCCAGCGCGGACCAGGTGCCATGGGCCCGGCTATTGAAGACCGTTCGGTATGTCACGCCCTGCTGTGGGAAGGGCCTCCGGGATACACCTGTTAATCGCCGCCGGCTTGCTATGCGCCAGGTGTTGATTGCTCTGGACCATCATGAGGGTATCCCGGGCTGGGTATCTCATACTGTATCGGTGCTGGCGGCCCACTGGGTGCCATGGGAAAAGCTTGTAGTTCAATACCTCCAGGCGAGGAGGGCCGAGATGGCGGGCGATACCAGCAAGATGCGGGCCTTCGTCATGAAGAGGCTGGCTAGGTTCTGGTCTGAGCGCCCAGTCACGCCGGTGCTGAATCTGGATGCCGGCGAGCCCTATTCCCGAAATGACTATTTCCCGCCGTCAGGGGAGGCCGCGCCGCGGTGGGAGCGGGAGGCATTCCGCTTCATGGCCGTGGATGTCCAGGGAGACCACTACTGGGCCATCATCCGGGCCTGGCGCCTCGACGGGTCCAGCCGGCTATTATACGAGGGGCGGCTGGCTTCCATGGAGATCGTGAGGGAGACGCAGAAGCGGTTTGAGGTCACAAACGAGAATGTGGGCATCGATTGCGGGTTTGAGCCCGAACGGGTGGCCAATGCCAGGTGGAAATACCGCAAAGAGGTAAGGAGAAACGGTAAAGTGGTCGGATTCTCCTGCTGGGTGATGCTCAGAGGAGACCGGGCCGAGAGTTTCCCGCATCACGAAATCCGCGGCCGTCAGAAAATCAAGGTTCGGAAGGTCTATTCTCCCGCCCTTTCCATGAAAACAAGTGAGGGCACGCCCTATCAGGTTGTGAAGTTCTCCAACCTGATGGCCAAGGATGCCCTGGCCGCCATGATGGCGGGATCCAGGCCGTTTGGAGTCTTCACCAATCACAGCGAGGAATACGGGGCCCAGATGCAGAGCGAGGCGAAAATTGAGGTATCACCAGGGAAATGGAACTGGATGAAAGTGAATGCCAAGGGCAAGGCATCGGACAAGGTGGCCAATCACATCTGGGATTGTGAAGTGATGGGGCTTGTGCTGTCTTCCCTACGGGGCGTCATCTCGGCCGGCCTAAGCGAAGAGAGCAAAGAGGAGGAATAATGAGTGATAACAGGTACAAGAACGCGATGAACACGGCTTGTGACAAGTTCATGGAATCCCGTGGATTTCCCAAGATGACGTTCAACCAGGTCCGGGAGCGCGACATAAAGCTAGCGAGACGCCGGCGTAAGGAGAGGGCGGCCAGGCTGGCGGAACAGGCGGCCAGAGAGATAGAGGAGGCTGGGGAATGATCGTTATGATTTCCAATAACACCGGGTTTGACGCTGGCCGGCTCGCGGGTAAATACCCAGGCCAGATAGGGCATCTCCACTCGGTGGATTCCCCGCGAGAACCGAAACAAGGCATCCCATGGGCCCTGGACAATGGAGTATTCGGGGCCTGGCAAACCGGCCGCGAATGGTCGGAGGAACCACTCTACAAGTACCTCGATGCCTACGCGGCCTGGGATCCCTCTTGGGTCATATGCCCGGACTGGGTGGGTGATAGGGATGAGACGTTGCGGCGCTGGGAAAAGCATTCCGCCGCCTTGCTGGCTTTTGGAATACCCATGGCGTTTGCAGTACAGGACGGGATGACAACAGAGGACGTTCCATCAGAGGCCGCAGTAATTTTCGTAGGCGGAACTACCAGTTGGAAATGGCAGAATTTGAGGACATGGACGGACCACTACCCGCGAGTCCATGTGGGTCGCGTGAATTCGCGGCGCTTGCTAAACCAGGCGGCCTCTGCCGGCGCCGAGTCTTGCGATGGGACTGGGTGGTTCCGGGATCCTGTGCGAACTCGGGAACTCGACCTGTGGCTAGAAGAGAGCAAAACAATCACTAGAGAACCATGGCTAAATTTTTCACAGTAGGAAAAGAGTTTAGATTTGAGGCCGCGCACTCCCTCCCTGATCTGCCTGATGGGCACAAATGCAAACGCCTTCATGGGCATTCATATCGGTTTCTGGTGGAGATTGCCGGCCCGGTGAACGGCCTGGGATTTGTGATAGATTATGCGGAAATATCGGCGGCGGTGGATCCTATAGTGGCCACGCTCGACCACAGAAACCTGAATGATTTGATGGCAAAAGCGACGACGGCGGAGAATTTGGCAGCCTGGCTATTCACAGAGGTAGAGGACCGGCTAGGCCGGTGCCATCGCATCACACTGTGGGAAACGCCCACTAGCATCGTGATTTGTGAGGAGGCAGGCGAATGAGGGTAGCTCTCTGCATAGGGCATTCCCGGCGCATCAGTCACGGCGTGACGCCTGACGGGCAGACAGCCTCTACCAATGATGGCGGCGCCATTGCGGCCGATGGTTCCACAAACGAGTGGAGCTTTTGGCGGGGAGTGGCCTACAAGACAAAGGCCGCGATTGAGCCCTGCCGGCATGATGTCCGGGTGTATGATGTATACGGCGGGCGTAGCTATACGGAGGCCATGACTGACATTGCCAAGCAAGTGGAAGGAGCGGACCTGGCGCTAGAACTCCATTTCAACGCATACAATGGCTCTGCAAGCGGCCGAGAGGCATTCTATTGGCATAGTAGCACAGCCGGCGAGGACTACGCCAGGCGCCTCCTGGACGTTCAGGGGCGCTACCTGGAGGGGGAGGGGGTATCTTTCCCGATGCGGGGCGCCAAACCGGGCACCAGGGACACGCGGGGCGGTCAATTCCTCCGCAAAACCCGGCCTATTGCTTGCTTGTGGGAACCGTTCTTCGGCGATTCAGAGGAGGAATGGGGCTTTTATTCACAAAATGAACAGGTCTTGGTGGATATCCTTGCCGAGAGTTTTGACGAGTGGGAACCCTATATCCTCTAATCTGGTCTGCGCTGCGGGGGGCAGGGCGGGAAAATTTTATGCACCAGTTCAACCAAACCAACCACCGGCCTAGGGGAATTCCCCTGGCTAGGACTTGGGGAATTCCCTGGCTAGGACTTGGGGAATTCCCGCGGTCATGACTGAGGAAACTGAGGCGGCGTCCCAGGCCAGACTCTCCAAACTCCTCGGCGGGGATGTCACCCGGGAGATGGTCCGGCAATGGCGGGCGAAGGGATATCCTCTAGATGACGCCGCCGAACTCCGCCGCATTCTCCTGGAGCAAAGGAAATGCCCGGATTGGCTGATTACGAAACCCTCTCCGGATTCAGGCACCACCGAGGGCCCATCCGTTGCGGAGTTGCGGTATCAACTGCTGTTGGAGAAAGTCAGGATTGCGGCGGCCGATGCGACTAAAAAGGAACTCGACGCAAACGCCGCCAAGAATAAGTGGGTAACCGCTGATGAGGCGCGGGAGGCCGGCCGGGCCATCGCCGCCATCTTCAGATCTCATCTGCTCCAGATTCCAAATCAATGGACTCCAATTCTGGAGGGCCTCACTCCAGCCAAGATGCGCGAAAAGATGCGGGCGGAGATTGCGAGGATTCTCGGCGATGTCTTGCGATTGATGGAGGAGCGAGGCGCCCGGCCTGGGACGGTGGAGGATTTGTGCTCAGACCTGGAGGCCCAGGTGGCCGGCGGGATTCCATCGAAAGCGAACCGCCGCAAACTTGCAGAGTCCCTAGCGCTTGCTTTGGATTCCTTAAAAGGTTAGAAGCATTCCGTGGATATCGACGCACAAGCCCAGGAGCTCTATCTGGCATTGAAAGACATTCCCGGCATTCTGGCGACGGTGGCCTCCAAACGTGAGGCACTCGGCCAACAGTTATTGGATGGCGAGTCCCGGCTGGAGGTTACTTCCTTTTCCATGGCGGGCCAATCCGCCGCCGGCCGCCTCTCCGCCACCCGTCCCGAAATGCTTGCCATCCTCAACAAGCTCCACCGCCTCCTGACGAATGGCGGAACCGCCTTGCTCAACCGAACAATTCCAACTTTCTAACATGGGAACCATCCTAGACCAGTTCGGCCGGCCAGCCGGCGAGCGATTCGCCCGGGCCGTCAATCGTGATACGAGCCGGGGCCTTGTATTCAACCGCCGCGATGATTCGATCAGGAAGCTCATTCCGGCTTGTGACCGGCGGGCCCTGGCGGCGCTATCGCGCAAGGTGGTATTCAATACCGGCCCGGCCAAGGCGGCGATAACCCAGAAGGCCCAACTGACGGTGGGCGAGAGTTTCATGCCGCGATATCATGGCGCGGACGCATCAGCAGGCCTCCGGGCCATGGACTGGCTGGAGGATGTTTATTTCTCGGAGTTCGATTACATCGACTCTCGCCCCTGGCGCCCATTCTGGGAAACCATCTCCAAGGCCATAGACCGCGACGGCGAGGCGTTTCTTTTAAAGACGGTTCGGCCGGGAGACGGCCGGCACGCCATCACGGCAATTCCGGCCTATCGGGTCCGGAGTGATTCCCCTTCCTACATCATGGGCGGGGAGAATGACGGCGCCAGGCTGGACGACGGGGTAGGCTATGACGCCGCCGGCCGGGTGGTCTTCTATCGTGTCTTCACGAGCGAAACCGATTTCGAGGACATTCCCGCGGAGCGCCTGATTCATATTTATGACCAGGACTTCACAGAGCAACGCCGGGGCTATCCTGCTTTCTCTCACGCGCTCTCCGACATCCTCCAAGGCCTCCAATCCAAGGAACTGGAAGTTCTCCGGCAAATCCTCGTTTCTAACATCCTCCTGGTGAATAGAGGAATGAGAACGCCGCAATCTACCGACGCCGGATTTGAGGGGGCGGTCAATTCCACCACCGGCCAGGAGATGACACGGGAGCAAGTGGCGCCTGGCATCTGGTATCTGAACGGGAGCGAGGAGGGACCGGAAGCAATCCAGCAGAAAACTCCCGGAAATATCTGGGAGGATTTCCAGGACAGGCTATGGCGGGAGGCTGTGATAGGAGCGGGCTGGGCCTACGCTCTAGTTTGGAAGTCACCCGGCCAGGGCACGGCGGAAAGGGCGGAAGTGGTCCGGGCCCGGCTTAGTGTTAGAAATAGATTCCGGACATTATCAGAAGCGGCCATCCGGGTGATGACCTGGGGGCTGGCGGATCCGCGGGCGCCGCGGGTTGAGTCCATGCGGTGGAGTGTAACCCGCCCGGCGCGTCTAACAGTTGACGACGGCCGAGAGGACCGCGCCGATTTGGAGAAGGTTCTCGCTGGCGCAATGAGCGAGGAGGAATACCAGGCGAACCGCGGGAAGAGTCTCCGGGAACACATGACAGAAAAGGCCCGGACAATCCAAACCGCCGAGGAAGTTGCCGCTTCCCTCTCGACTCCGGAGCGTCCTATTCTCCCCGCTGAACTCTTGGCGGGGACTGGCGGCGCGGCGCCCGGCACCGAGGCCGGGCCCAGCCAGAAGGAGAATTTTGATTCCTACGGAGTCGGAGTGAGGGCGGGGGCATTGACTCCCCAGTCAGAGGATGAACGCCACTTCCGGGCGGCCGCCGGCTTGCCTGACCTTGGCCCAGCGGCCGGGGCCTTATGGGACGACCAGGGCGGGATCCGCCAACCGATAACCCTCGCGCCAATGGCGCCGGATCAAACAACCATAATTGAAGAAGATGAGTGAGATTAACCTGATAGACCAAATTGGAGGGCCGACCGCGAACGCGGCGGCGATCATTCCCGAGATTAAGGCCGCCGATCCGGCGGAACCTCTGGTCGTCAACATTCATTCGCCCGGCGGGAGCGTACTAGACGGCGAGGCAATCCTGACGAATCTTCGAGCCCATCCGGCTGGATTTATCGCGGCGATTTCAGGCATGGCTTTCTCGATGGCAGCCAATATCGCCCTGGAGGCGGATATGGTAATCATGCCGGCGGATGGTTGGATGATGTTTCATTTTACCAGAAGCCACGAGGGCGGAACCGCAATGGACCTGGCACGGCAGAAGCGAGTTCTGGACCGCATGGATGAATCGCTCCTCGACAAGCTGGAGGCCCGGCTGGGCCCGAACAATCCCGGCCGCGAGGTTCTTGATAAGCGCCTGGCCTCGGAATGGTGGCTAGATGGCAAGGAGGCCCTGGCACTCGGCCTCGCTGACAAGCTCAGCACCGGCGCCGCTCTGGCGGCTTGTGCTTGGCCGCGGCCGGCCACCGCCCCGGAGGAATGTTTAAACTATCTTGACAACTCGGCACCGATTAACGAGACTCCACTTGAACCTTCCAGACTTCATGAGAAAATTATTTTCATTGCTAGGCATCGATAACAACTCGGAACGCCCCACCCGTGAATCAGCGGTTGAGATGATTGCCGGGTCTCCGGACGAAATCGCGGGCGTATTTGAAACTGCCCGCCAGGAAATTGCGAAGCTGAAGGACGACAAGGCCTGGACCGAGAACCGCCTCCGCGAAGACATCGAAAGTCTCCGCGCTGACCGGCTGGACCTGGCCCAGAAAGTGGAGGACCGGGATTCCCAGCTTGTCCAACTCCAGAAGGAGGTTGAGGCAGCCAAGGATTCCGCATCCGACAAGGCCCGGGAGATGCTCCGCGGTGCCGGCCACGCTCCAGTGGCAGATGCCAATATCGATCCTGACGCCGCCACCGGCCCGCTGGGCCATGACGAAAAGACCTGGAACGATTACCAGGCCATGGCCGCCGGCGCTGACCGCCTGGCCTTTGCTGAAAAGAACCGCGAGGCTCTGGAACGCTTTACCTCTTCCCTCTAATCTCTCACCAAATTGACCAATGGCACTCGACGCTGACCTCGTAATTGACCGCCTCGCTGACCGCTTCATAGTGAAGCTGGGCAACGAATTCGCCCCCCACCGCGCCTTTTCATTGGAGGCAATTCCTGGCGGAGTCCCCACCGGCACCAATGAAATTCAGGTGGAAGTCTCCAAGGACGCCTCGGCTGTTCAGACCAATTCAACCAACTACCAGACTAACGTTGGCAGCGACAACAACAACGCCGCCATTGAGGTGAAGGAGTACTCAGTCTCCTGGGTGATAACATCCCCGGAGCAACTTCAGGGACACCGGTTTGCCACCGGCCCGGGCCGCAATGCCCAGGCGCTCTCCGAGACGGTTTGGGGCGCGGTAAATACTCTCCTCCAGGCGGCGACCTTCACCAATACGGTTTCAGCCGTTACTGAAGCAACTTTCGGCGCTACCAATCGCCAGGCGCTCTGGGCCTCAGTCAATAACGGCACCGAGCCCATCCACCTTGTTTTGGACAAGACGGCGCTTTCGTCCATGCTCCCGAGCGACAAGAACAGCTTCCAGCTCTCCACAGAGGGCGCTTATGGATTCGACGGAATCCACGGCCAGACTTACTGGACAAATGCCGAGACCAATGCCTATGGCTTCGCCTGCTCGCCCCAGGCCATGGTTGTCCATCACGGCGTGCCCCTTCGCCCGCCGGCAGTCAGAGATGCCATCAACAACACCGGCCGCATCGAGACCCTCCAGATTCCTGGCGGCCTTGAAGTAGAGTTGGCAGTTTGGGCGGATACAGAATCCCGGGCTCAGTATGCTTCCCTGGCGCTCTGCTACGGGATAGCAGTAGCCGATGCCGGCGCCCTGACCCTCCAAGAGTCCTCCTAATACTATGCGAGCTCCGGAGGCCATCGCTGTCCAATTCAAGGGAACGGCCGGGGACTGGACCGCCAAGGTGATTGCTATTGGCTCGCCGTCCCATGT